ATGCAAAAGATGCTTGGTTCCGATGAGGGTTGCTACCGTGAAGGTTACGGGATCTGGGATGACCCCACCGAGAGCAAGATATTTCCTGCCGGGGTGTGGGGTCGTCAGGGCCGTGAAGCTCGCACGTTAGTCTGGCCTGTTCTGGCAGTCGATATTCAGACCGGTTTGCAACGGTCGGCATCCTTTGTGGTTGCTGGTGGTGTTGATGACGGCACCCAAATTCATTTGACCCGGTATGAGTCGAACGGTCAGTGGTCGGAACAGTTCATTGCCGATACCGCCCGGCAGATCATGGCGGATCGTGGACTGGATTCTGTTGTTGTTGACGGGTATGCCGAAAACGAGTTGCTGATCGGGGCACTTGAGTATGCCGGCGTGAACGTTGTGAAGTTGAAGCGCGCAGACATGGCTAATGGAGCTGTCGCCCTAACTGATGGGCTGATAAATGGGGAGGTTTGGCACACCTCAGATCCTGTTCTGGATCGTGCTGTGGTTGTTGCCGCTAAACGTGTGTACAACGATGCCCTGTTCATTTGGTCATCAACTAAGTCGACGGGCGACATTACTGCTTTGCGGGCGGCAACTGCCGCGTGGTGGGTGTTGAAGTCGCGCGATGCCGATTATGACCCCGGCGATTCGTTCTTTTAGGGAGTGTGAATGGTCACGACAGTTTTGGAAATCACTGGGGCTGTGGTGATTGTTGCCGGGGTTGCTGCCGGTCTGTGGGTGGTGGTGCCGTTTCTGTGGCCGTTGGCCGTTTTGGTGTTCGGTGCGGGTCTTATTGGTGTTTCTGCGTTGATTAGTTGGAAGGGTGGGCGGTCGTGAGCGTATTTTTCCGCACCCCTGAAGTGAGGTCGTCGCCGGAATGGTTTGCGTTGGGTGACCCTTCTCCGTCAGCTGTGAGTGAGGCTCGAGCTACCTCGTTGACGCCTGTTTTTGCGGCTATTCGGTTCCTTGTGGACTATGTTTCGACCCTTCCGGTGGACTTTTACCGGCTTGATGGGAAGAAACGGGTTGAAGTTCCGATGCCGACTTTGGCTCAGAACATTGACGATGAGGTCGGTTTGGGTACGTGGTTGGGGCAGGCCATGTATGCGATTGCGGTGAAGGGGAACGCGGTAGGGCGTATCACTCCTGGCCCGGATGGGCCTATTGGGGTGCGTTGGTCGGCTGATTGGTCTGCTGGAACGAATGTTGGTGAGTGGTTCCTTGAGGGGAATGCGTTGCCGGACAAGTTGGTGGCGCATATTCCGTGGATTGTTCCTCCGGGGATGCGGTTGGGGTTGTCGCCCATTGAGCATTACGCGGCCATTGTTCGGGCTGGTTTGTCGGCTCAGGACTATGCAGATGTGAAGCGTGGGGGTGGTTTGCCGCCTGCTGTGCTGAAAAATACGGCCAAAACCCTTGATCCGGCTGTTGCTGCGACCGCTTCTGACCGTGCAGCTAAATCTTTTGCGGCAGGTAAACCGTTTGTGGTGGGTTCCGACTGGGAACTCAACGCGATGACGATTCCGCCGAACCATGCACAGTTCATTGAGACGTTGAATCTGTCCGCGAACCAGATTGCCGCCATTTACGGTATTGATCCGCGTGAAATTGGTGGGACACCAGCTCAGGGGTCGGTTGCGTACACGAATGATGAGTCTCGTGCGTTGAATCGTGCCCAGGATGCTGCCCCGTATGTTGTCCGGTTAGAGACTGCGGTGAACAGGATGCTCCCTGCGGGGGTGTATATGAAGCTGAATGTGGATGCTCGCATTCGTGCCGATATTAAGACGCGCACCGAGATTGTTGGGGCGCAGATCGCGGACGGTCGTCTGTCCGTGAACGAAGCGAGAGCCTTTGAGGATCTTGCACCGGTCACTGGTGGCGATTTCCATAATGTGCCTGCCCCACAAGCGGCACCAGCCCTAAGAAAATAAGGAGTAACCATGACGGACGCAGAGCGTCGTTTTACGTCTGTACCGGTCGAGGTTCGGGCCGGTTCCGACAAGAAGGTGATTGGCGGTTATGCCGCCAAATTTGAGCGGCACAGCCAGAACTTGGGTGGTTTCGTTGAGCAGATCGCACCGGGAGCGTTCAACCGTTCCCGGGGCAACGGGTGGCCGGGTGTGATCGCCCGCTACAACCATGACGACAACATGGTGCTGGGCACCATCGGCGGCGGTACGCTGCGGCTTTCGACGGATGACATTGGTCTCGTGTATGAGGTTGATCTGCCGCAGGCTCGAGCTGACGTTTATGAGTTGGTGCAGCGTGGCGATGTTCGGCAGTCGTCGTTTGCGTTCGTCACTGAGATGGATGGGGATGAGTGGACGACCACCGATCAGGGGTTCCCGCTCCGCACTCTCACCGGTGTTCGACTGTACGATGTCGCACCTGTGAACACACCCGCCTATGAGGACACCTCTGTGGCGATGCGCTCAATTGATGGTGCGATTGCTTCACTGTCGCGCCATTTTGAGGCTGATGTGGCTGAGGTTCGTAACCTTGCGGCGGCTGGGGAGCTGATCAAGTTCTTCAAGCGTTCCGACAAGTCGGAGGCACCAGTAGAGGCTTCGTCTCATGCTGCTCTCGCTAAGGCGATGTCTCTGAGCAAATAGTTAGACCCCCGTCAAACAGGTCCGGGTGACCCCACTCTGTTGAAGCGGTAGCAGTACAAGCACGTCCCGCCCGGGTGACCCCATCGGGAACTTCCTAAACCAAGTTCCTCAGAAAGGGGAAACCATGTCGAGTGTTCTCGATTCCATTACCCAGCGTCGTGACACGCTGGTTGTTCAGTCCACCCAGCTCGCACAGACCGCTGTCGCTGAAGGGCGTTCGTTGTCTGCTGATGAGGCAGCAAAGTTCGATCAGATGATTGCCGAAGTTGAGGCACTCGACTCGCGCCGTACCGCTATTGCGGAGGGTGAGAAGCGTGCCCGCGAGATCGAGCAGTCGTTCCGTCCTTCCGGTGCGCCGGCAACCGAAACCGCTGAGCGTGGTCTTGCTCAGTGGGCTCGTGAGTCACGTGCAGGCGACACGTTCGACCTGGCCCCGATCTCGGGTGCAGCGCAGCGTGCCATCAACGCTTTCCGCGAGAACCGGTCCATGTCGTACGGTGCAGGTTCGGGTCTCGGTAAGGATGGCGTTTACGGGCAGCTGTGGGAGTACGCAGTTCAGGGTTCGCAGATCCTTCAGGCCGGTGTTGACATCATCAACACGACTGACGGTAACGCGCTTCCGATGCCTGTTGTTACTGCTCACGCTTCCGCGAACAACGCGGTTGCTGCGAACGCTCCGATCACTGCGGCTGACGCTGCGATGACCGTGGTTGACCTGTCGGTGAGCAAGTACGGGTACATCACGTACGTGCCGTCCGAGCTGGTTTCGGATGCGACGTTCGACCTGAACGGTTACCTGGCTCGCGCCGCTGGTCGTGCTCTGGGTAACCAGATCTCGCTCATCGCGCACAACGCTGTGACCGCCGGTTACACCGTGTCGGGTGCTACGGCCGCTTCGGCCACGGTTGGTGCGACGGGGTCGGTGTTCTCGGACGCGATCATCACGCTGTTCCACTCGGTGCTCCCGGAGTACCGGTCGTCTGCGTCGTTCCTGCTGTCTGACCCGACTGCTGCGGGCGTTCGTAAGACGAAGGACCCGCAGGGACGTTACCTGTGGGAGACCGCGCTGACCGCCGGCAACCCGGACCTGATCCTCGGCAAGTCGACTTACATCGACCCGTCGCTGGTTGGTCCGGATGTCGGTACGGCGAAGATCATCTACTTCGGTGACTTCAACTCGACCAAGGTCCGCATTGCGGGCGGCATCCGGTTCGAGCGTTCCGATGAGGTTGGTTTCGCTAACGACCAGGTCGCGTACCGCGCGATCGTGCGTGTTGGTGCGGTTGCGCTTGACCCGAACGCGGTCAAGTTCCTGCAGCTCACCGCCAGCTAGTTCCAACCGTGTGGGGCATCCCTCGCGGGTGCCCCACACAACTGGAGGTCTAGTGAAGCAAATCTTCTCTGTCGAGGATTCGACGGCGTGCGGGTATTACCGCATTCGTCTCCCGTTCGACGAGATGAAGAAGCATGGCGTCGATTGTCACTACGAATCTGTGGTGGCTCCGGTGCCGGATGACACGATCTTTGTAGGGCAGCGGATCGGGTATCCGGGTTTCCGCACGAACTGGCTCAGGTTGTGGCGGACGCACCCGATGGTGTGGGAGACCGACGACGATCTGTGGTGTTTGGATCCGTCGAACGAGCGTGCGGTGAGGGTTTATACGCCTGAGCTGCTGGATGAGCTCGAGCAGGTTGTGCGTACGGCTCACATGGTGACGGTGTCGACGGAGCCGTTGGCTGAGGCGATGTCGAAGTTCAACCCGAACGTGGTTGTTCTTCCGAACCACATTGATGGTGCCCTGCTCGATATTGAGCGGCCCCGGCGTGATCGTCTGACGGTCGGGTGGGCCGGCGGCGATAGTCACCGCAAAGACTTGGCGATGGTTGCCCCGAAGGTGAAGCGGTTCTTGTCGCGCAACCCCGAGGTTGATTTCCACATGATCGGGCAGGACTACCTGCACGAGTTCAAGATTCCGGGCCGGTGGTCGGCGTGGTCGAACGAGTTGTTCGATTACTACAGGACGATCGATTTCGATATTGGTATTGCACCGTTGATTCCGTCGCGGTTCAACCGGTCGAAGTCTGCGATCAAGGCGCTTGAGTATGCGGCGCTTGGGATTCCGGTTATTGCCTCTGATGAGGCCCCTTATCAGCCGTTCGTTATCGATGGTGTCACTGGGTTCTTGGTGCGCCATGAGCACGAGTGGGAGGCCCGTCTGCGTGACCTTGTGAATGATGCGGGGATGCGTGAGGAGATGGGCCGTAACGCGAAGGAGCAGGCCAGGAAATGGACGATTCAGAACGGGTGGCATCTGTGGAGGGACGCGTACGCGACCCTCGGCATGGTTGCCCCAACGGTATCGACCACCGCATTGAGTACGTCCCCGGTGTGAGCCTGCGTTGTTCGGATTGCGACATTCCTCTCTACATCGTTGTGGGTCCCGAGACCCGACCCGATAAGACGAAGGTGGAGGGGCGGTAGTGGCAATCACTGACGGCATCATCACGCTCGCTGAGGCGAAAGAGTCGTTGAACATTGCGACCGCGGTAACCGCAAACGACACCCTGATCGAGAAGTACGTCGAGGCCGCTACGGCTCCGATCGAACGCATCACGGGTCCGATCATTCGTCGGACGAAGACGTGGACGTTCGACGGGGGGACGTCATCGATCCTGCTGCCCGCACGGTTGGTGTCGGTTACGTCCGTCACGGTTGACGGGACCGCGACGACCGCTTACGTGGCCGACATCACCGCCGGCATCATCACCGCCCTGGGTAGGTTTTCGCCCGGTACGCAGAACGTGGTTGTTGTTGCTGTGGTCGGGTATGCGACGTCGGCTGATTATCCGGCG